TCCACAGTAAGCGTGGAATCTGCTGCAAGTATGGCACCATCGAGTTGCAGCGATGGAAAGATCATGGTTTTGGAAAAATACCCATGCTCAAACTGATACGCTGTTTCCTCTTTCAGAAGTGCCGTAAGACCAAACAACGGGGCAGTGCCGTTAGGCATAAGCCTCGTGATCATCGCCGCAAATGACTTCTTTGCTAGATCTTGCGTAATCTGCGATGTATTAAAAACTCCAGTAACGCCAGGCATTGAGGTATCTCCTACTCAAAGTTGAAGGGATCGCAGATTAGGCTGCTTGTGTGCCGATTGAATCAAGGCGGATGCGCGGATTGAACGTGATTGCGATGTTTCCAGCAGTTGCGGTACTGGCAACAGAAACGTTGATCGTTCCTGCATCCGGTGATACACCAGTAACGATAGCTGCCGCACCAATACCAACTCCTGTGACTCCCATTCCCGGCATTACCTGCGCGACTTGTGCCGCAGTAAAGCCAGAAAGAATGAGAGTGGTGTTGGTTGTGGTTCCAACAAGAACTACTGTTGGTTTGGTAGACAGCAGTGTGAGGAAGTATGTGCGTGTTACACTGGCAGCTACGTTAAGAGTGCCTACACCAGAAACAATGCCAGCACCAGCTGCAAAAGTCATCGCCTGTGCTACAGTATTCTGGTAGACAAACTTGAAACAGTCACCAACTTGAGGTCCAAGCCCACCAGCAGTCATTGCAGCAATGATAGAATCTGCTGATGGGAAGGTGTCAATGAAACCTGCAACTGGACCACTTCGCTGCAACCACCCACTAAGAACTTGTGCAGCAGTAAGAGTCGCAGCACCAACTGTTACGTTGGTTTGTGGTTGCAATTGGTCCAGAATAGGTTGACCAGGAGCAGCCCTGTCACCTAGCCCAGAACCATCAACTCGTGCGCGTGAATACATAGGAAAGATTCTCCAAAAATTGAAAGGTTAAAGATGTTAAGAACCCGCCACTTCTTCCAGATACTTCGTCCAATCAGGTTCAACTGGGCCAGTTTTTCTGTCACCATCTTTCGGCGGTCGCGCACTCACCAAAGATTCTGCAAAAACACCGAAAAACTCTTCAGCGCGTGCAACAACTTCATCTGGACGCAATTGTGGATTTTTAGCTGCAATAGTAGCCTTAAGAGCTTCTACTATTGGGGTAGCAGCAGGATGTTGAAGTGCGGAATTGGTAGGGCGGGTTGAGTTTAACTGAAGTGTTTTAAACCGGGATTCTGATGCTGCATCTAAACGTCCATTGTTCTTTTTGAAACTCTGCTCCATTATTCCTGTGAATACTTGAGCAGCAGCAGTAAACGTAGATTGTGAAACCCGGTTTAATATAGCGGTGAAAGCTTGTTGATCACCACTGAGAGCTTTTTGCATCTGTTCTGGTGGAATACCAGCAGCAAAATTCATTTTGTTTGCTGCTTCACCAAATTTCTTTGCATCAAAAGTAAGAAGTGGCTCACCAAAAGGATCAACTGGTGCGTTCTTCTTATCATCTTCTGTTATCTTAAACAAGTCTGTAAAAGAATCGAGAGGGTTAACTTTCTTATTAGGATCAGTTACTCCCTCGACACCAGCTGCGCCAGTACCAGGTGCAGCTGTTCTGTTCGGAGCACCAGGATCAGCTAAAGGATTAGCTACTTCCATGCCTGAAGCTGGTGCTGGAGCTGGTGCTGGTTGATTTACAGCACCAGGATTTGTTGTACCTATTGCAGCAGGCGTTCTGCTGCGAAAAAGATTTCCAATGTTAAAGTTCAATCCACTTCCGCCATCTTGTGCCATTGTGAGACTCCTTAAGAGTTACTGGTTTGAGGAACTACGGTTTCTGCTGCTAAAAGTAAAAGGTGTTCATAAGCACCAATTTCACCACTAAGTTCTGCTTCTCGTTGCATGAATTCGATATTAGCTTCAGCTAAAGGTTTACCTGATTGGAGATCAATTTTAAGTTGTGCTTTATTTTCTATTGCATCAGCAGCAAGAGACTGGATAAGCATGAGAGATAGTTGAGAAAAGCGCGTTGCTGCAAACATTTCATCGTCTGTAAATTCAAATGCAGTAAAACGTGTTGCTTTCGGTTTTGGCATAGAAGCACCTATGGTTGGACTTGATTTTGGGGTCTTGCAGCATCGGGTTTACCAGCATTTTCCATAGCAGTAATCTGCTTAAGAATTATGTCTCTTTCATGAGGGGTTCTGCGGAAGTCATCAAACCACTGAGCACCTTGCATCTTGCACCAGTAGGTAAACGCGCCAACAATATCAAACTCCGCCTGCATAAGAGGTGAAGTTTGTATCGTTTGCATGAATACTTGGAGCAGTTCAGGATTCATAAGTTTCTCACTGTTGAGAAGCCCATCAGAAACTTTGAACTGGATTGCAGTTTGACGCAATTCCTGGGGTTTGATTGCTACGAGTTGTTTGGAACTTGCATTGTAGTATTCTGTTGCAGGTTGATACTGGAGAATATTGAATTTCAGCATTTCTTTCATTGGAACGAATACTTGGTGTTCTAAAACAAGAGCACCAAGCTGCTGGCGGCTGTTGCTATTCCCCATAGTTTCAGTAAATTCCGCTCGTGTTTTGTTTCCTTTCTGAAACTGCCCACGATCTACTTTATTTTGACCATTAGCAATATCTGCCATACTGTTTACATTCTCTGCCATTTGAAGTGTCGATGCAATGTTATCATCGCGAAAAGGTATCTGGTAAACAGCCTCAGAAAGAGGTTTACCATACGCAGATTGTTTCACAGGAATTCTAGCAACAGAAGATACTTTGTCTATATCTTCTTTTCGCACTCTCGAAGGATCGTAGAGCAACCTATCAAACACTTGGCGGCGCTTAGCTTCTATTGCGGCATTCCAAAGACTTGTGCTCATACTCTGGAATGGAACAGCATTGTCGAGGAAAGATTTTGTCTGATACCCTAGACCGTCTTCGTTAGGTTGGCAGATTAGAATTGGAAGAATGTTGTGCACATTTGTTTGGCGCTCAACAAAGATTAGTATTTTCCTGTTTACAAGTATAAACTTCCAAATCTGTGGTTGGTTCCGGCGCGGAACTGCAATGCGGAAATCTTGAGGAACTACGCGACCGTAGAGGGTAGTAACTTCATACATGTTATGATATTCAATACCTTCCTTCCCATTAGCATTTCCATCTATCATGGCCCAAGAGAGCCAATTGGTAGTAGGGTATGCTTGAGTGGAGCCTACAAAGGAGGAAGGATTGATCTGCGGCATGTAGTACCAAGAATCTGAACCATTAAGGGTTATTGAAGGAGTTCCAGACTCAAATGCTTCTTTACCATTCATGGTAAAATCTGTATTCAAATTTAGCAGAAGTTGCTTTAGCTGAATACGAGACATTATTTCGCTGTAACCTATGAACTCTCCATCTGTATGCACGCGCGTAGGAAGAACACGCTTATCCCAGATCAGATTGTAAACATCTAGGTGGCGGAGACAGTTTCCTTCATAGTAGGTTTCAGTAGTAGGCGTGCCAGTACGAAGGTTCGCAGCAGGATCATTGGTGATTGACGGAACTCTGCTTCTCTTCCATGCAACTTCTATTGCACCGAAATTGTATTTAAGACCATCGCGCAAAAACATTGCAAGTTCGCGCGCCCAACCGTAATGGATTGAATTGTCTGCAATTACTGTTTCCATCATCAATGCGTTGTTTGCAAGAGCTGGACTAGTAACTACACCGAAAATTGGATAGCTGGTAAGAAATACACCAGCAAGGTAGGCAAGCGCACTTTCCACCTGCGGGAGAACTACTGGAACATTCATATTCTGGAGCTTGAATGGATCTCCAGATTTGTTTGCTTGGAGAGCACGTTGCTGTTCTACGCTGCGATCCATTTCTCGTTGGTACTGGAGATCACGCTCCAAAAACTGAGCACGAAGGTTCCAAGTAGTAGTAAGACTTTCTACACAGTTTTGACAGTACTTTACTATTGCTTGTTGCTGTTTTGGATTGTCGACTTTATACGGCGTGTTTGGCTGGCTCATTGTGTGGGTTTCCAGAAGTTAAAATGGAAGTGCTTCTGCAATTTCTACTTCTGTCATTGCCTGCGGCGAAAGATCTAAAGCAAGGCGTTCGACAAAAGTATTCAAACTCATCAGGACTCCATACTTGTCAATAGCCCTGTAACACCAAGCTAACAGGTCTAGAATATCATCCACGTTATCACGTTTCAGAGGATTCCAGTGAATTATCTGAGTAACTACCTCCGCGCGCACTTCCGGGCGCAGGAGAATCTCACCCTTCACCAACTGCTGTATCATATCCTTGATTTTTGCATTCTTAGCATACGCGTTGTTTTCCAGCTCCACAAAATGGATGCCTTCAATCTTTAGTTGAGTACATACAAACTGGAACCAAAACAGCAAAGTGTACTGGTAAGCATGAGACTCCACTGCAATTACCTGTATTCCATTCTGCACTGCCCAAAGCAATGCAAGCTGAATTGTTTCAAAAGGAGACATCTTCTTAGATACTACTTTTGAAAGTACTGGCATTGCATCATAAAGGTGGAACAGTCCTACTGCTACGTCGTTACCCGTAATCTTACCAGAGGCAGGATCAATAATGATAAAGCCACCTTGGGGTTCAATATGTTCTAAGGATGGAGGAAATGGCGGAATTTTAGCAGTATCGAGACCTGCTACAGTTCCTGCTTCCTCATCATTGAGCACTTCAGAGTAAAATATCTCTGGATGACCCATTGCTATATCGTTCTCAAGTTCTGCTAGCAAGTCCTCGATAGGCCGCAGTTCCTCCCAAAGACTTTTTCCATCTTCCAGAATACCACCGCAAATGAAAGAAACCCACTTTGGGTTCCTCTTAAGCTTAGAAAGAATGCTGCCTTTGAAGGGATAGAGGTTTCCTACAAAGATTGCGAGGCAGGAACTGTAGTTACGAGCTTTTAGCAGTGTTCCAAGGAGCCATGTAAGCTGCTTGGTAGCAATAAGATCATTTTCAGCATCTTCCCGCTTCTGCATATCATCCATGATGATTACGTCAGGGCGGCGGAACTTGATATTTAAGCCTCGAAGCGAGGTTCCTACTCCTACACCTGCTAGAATGATGTCTCTACCCCGGAATCCAAACTTCTTAATCCCTTGAGTATCCTTCTCAGCACCTAGTTTCCAGTCTCCAAAGAGACTCTTGATGTTGATGGAGTCGAGAATATCGCATACATCTGCGATAAAGTTCATTGCAAGCTGTTCTGTATTACAGACTACAAGGATAAACTTCCTATTAGTAAAGATGATACAGTAGATTGTGAAGATTTTCAGGAAGAAAGTTTTAGCAAACCCGCGCGGGAGACCTATTGCAATCTGTATAAGTCCTGAAGGCTTAGCCAGAGCGTCTAGGAATAGGCTCCAAATTGCTAGAAAGATTGGGGGCCAGAGAAACTTAAAGATATCGGGTGCACAGAGTCCTGCGAGGAAGTTGGGGTTGCTTTTACAACCTTCAATAGCTTCATCTCTGTCGTAGTGTCCACCAACAGAGACTGCTTCTTCCTGTAGTGGTGCAAAACCACCAATACCACCAGTACCACCAGTTTCCATCAGTGACATCTATATTACATCATGTACTGGTAGAGCATTCAGGCGCTGGAGAGTAGCGATTCTGTTCCTAGCCTTAGCAGCATCTGCTTCCAACAGCTTCTGATCAGAGTCCTTACCACCACCCCGGAGAGCTTCCAGTTTCTTGTTGACAACTGCGGCAGGCATAGTTGCTAGCACTCTTCCCTCCACTTCTATTACTTGGCCTTGACTGTTTACAGAAAGTTTAGGAGCCATAACTATTGGGAGAATAAGTGGTACAACTGTGTAGGAAGCAGCCGCAGGCAGTTCTTGGGGACTTGCGCGCCTCTTTGCAGCATTAAGTACTTGGAGTGCCTTCAGTATTTCCATGGGTCTGCTGAAGCCTCCCATAGGAAGTAGATCCTCCAGCTTCTGTAGGAACCGATCCTCCAGAGAGTCCCACTTCTTGTCGCGCGCCGCAATCTCTGTTAGATTCTTCAATCGCAGTTCCTGCACCTGTCGCGCAAAGTCCTCCACTCCCATGAGTTGCGACACATAGGAATCGGAGACACCTACAGCACTCGCTACCACATTGTTAGGGAGTCCGAGTCCCAGGAGTGCGAGAATTTTATCCTTCACAAGTTTCTCCTTCCAAGCGCAATACCGATCATATATTTTACATTGGTTAGAAGTTGGAGAGAGTGGGTAAACTCCAACACATATAGGAATCGGAGACTTTAACTACATCAGGAGAACCAGCTTTGGAAAAAATTTAGAAATTTGGGAGGGTTGTCATGTAGGAATTGGCGTTCAACAGCATCAAAAAGACCCTTACCCCGTCAGCAAACCAAGCTGTTGTCGTAGGTTCTGCCTTTTCCCAGCAGCGCAGCTGCTCACGATAGCTCTTGCTTTTGACCTTGTGAGCAGCGTAAGCTGCGAATGCAGTTGCACTTTCCAGCAGTTTCCTACCGAGCGCAGCGAGGCTCGATAGCTTTTGCACTTTCCAGCAGTTTCCTTGAGCGCAGCGATCTGTTGTTAGGCTTCGAGCGCAGCGAGCAATTTTTTTTGAGCAAACTACGGTGCAATGCAGCATAACCACCAGCACAGGAACGGTAATATGCTCCTGCGCTGGTGTGCTGCTCTACTGTCCTACATCAGTGCAAACCTTGCGGCTTCGATCTTCCATCCTTTCCCGACCAGATACCGGATACCGTGAATGATGCCTAGTCGGTGGCTCAAGGTTCTAGCAACTGCTAGATGCTGCTTTGTTTCCGTGCTGTGCCAGATACCGCGCTGCTTTCCACTGTTAGAAGTGGCCATACTGATGAAGTTTTTCATGGCCACACGCTTACAAGTCGTCGCCAGTGCTCTTGACCTGCATCAAGCGCGCCAGTCTTGCGGTTACTGCCTTAGCTACTGTGCTGCTGGTGTCTTGCTTCTCCAAGTAAGTGAGCATCTTGGCTGCAAGGTCTGGATTTATGCCAGCATTGTTAGACGCCAAACTAACGTATTTGCTACGCAGTGTGCCAGCCTTTGCAGCATCACCGTTGTATCTGGTGGTTGCTTCTGCTGTCATGGTCGTAGAGTCATACCATGCGGCAATGCTGTCACCGTTGAGGCGTCCGCTGGTCTGGTCGTCCTGCATCTGTGCGACTACTGCGGAAAAGGTTAGCAGGTCTGCGGGTATCTCCGTTGCGGCAGGATTCGCCAGAACGAAGTTTTGCAAAACATCACCAGCAGCCTCTGCAATCACCTTGTCCAGAGCAGCCTTGAATACATCCTGCGGTTGTACATCGTCGGAACCTTCCACGTTGTAGATGCGGAGAGTCGGAAAGGTATCAGCAACCACTGCCCGGAACTTGTCAGCATCTGCTACGGGGTTTTGCTTGGTGCTTTTGCGGCTGTAGCTGATGACCTGCTTTCCTTTGGGTGCTGTCGGCTCGGTGGTGTGAATCTGCAAGCGGTCGTCTATCGTTTCCACTGTGGGAACTCCTAATAGGTTGATGGTTGGTGGGAGTGTTGTTAGCAGGTTTCAGAAGTCAGCCAGATGCATGTGTGTCTGGCTCTTCCTGCTAGCGGCATCCTTGGGGTTACCGGACTGGTGGTTACCAGCTTACCGGGCCAATAGCTTACGCACAGAAGAATAGAGCAAGAGCCGTGCCAGCTAGCACAGCAGATAACCTGTTGATTCTATTCATCTCACATCGTGGTATGCAGGAAAAGTGCCGCAAATTGTCACAATGTGACGCAAAATTTTGTCATAGGTGGAACCTCCTATGCCCCAGATTTGCCTAATCAGTAGTATAGTAAACAATCTTCTCTATTCACTGTTCCTATATTTGCATACAGAATGTTACCCTTGTGCCGTTGTGCCGCCAGAACTCGGTGCAGCACCCCCCCCCCATCCTTTTGGGGGTCTGAACACCTCAATCCATAGGTAGTAACTAGACTCCACTACTACCATCCTACTAGCTACCTTCCTTTCATCCACCTTACTAGGGTTCTTTGTTTACATGTAAATCTATCTATTTTCTTCTTAAAAGTAAAGTGAGGGGGTAAAAGAGACATGAACAGTAGGAGCAACTACTATAGGTGCTAATAGTATCTAGGAGTAGTGGAAGGCTGGTAGTAGCAAGGAACTAGCAGGGATTGACGTGTCCAGACAGGGGGAGGGGGTCGGCACCAGATTCTAGCGGCACCGGAGGCACAACGGTAACATTCTGCATGGGAATCTAGTAGCACCCATTCCTAAGTAGCACACTAGGAACCTCAACTATATTTTCGCTGGCATGAATCTTGCGCGCCCGCATGTGGTAGCATCGGGGGAGCACTGAAAAGTTACCGAGCAAAGCAGCACAAACTCTAACGGAGCAACCACCAATGACTACCGTTCCTAAATCTGCTACTACTATTCCACTACTGGCAGTAGTTCCTGCGCCAGATAGATTCCACATTCCCTTTGTCTGCAAGTATTCAGGTCTGCTGCTTGGAAAGTTCTATCCAAACACAGGTCTATACAACAAGACCACGATGGATGGAATGAGCCCATACGTGCGGAACTGGCAAGAAACTGTAACACTGCATCCAATCTTCTCTGTATCTGTTTCCGCGCTGCTAATCCGAGCGCGGGAAACCTTCATGCTTCAGAAAGCAGGAAAGCTCAACTTTCCCATGCAGCAACGCCAGCTAATGATGCTAGCTATGCTACATGCTGGCGACGCAATTGTGCAGGACTTTCCACTTCTGCCGGAACCGCGCATTGCTGATACCTACTTTGCAGAAGTTCTGGAGATGATTGCATGGAAACATGAAGTAGCCAGCACCAGACTTCATTTCCCCAGACTCCACATAGGAAAGGATTCTGGATTCGAGCAAGTTCCTATCTGGCTAAAAGTCTGTGCTTCCTGCCGTGAAGAATATGAAAATGTGGTGCGGACACGCCAGAAAGCAGCAAAAGTAAAAGCATCAGAGATGGCAATTAAAAGTCTCCGCAAGAACCTGTTCGAGAATATCAGTCTCCGGCGCCTCTGGAACTGGATGGAAGTGCAGATTCCAGCAATGGAAATTGATTCTTGGCCAGAAGTAAAAGAACTGTTCTTCGTTGATGAGAAGAATATCCACGCTTGGACACAAAGTGAAGTGGATACGTTGGAAGAAATCTTCCTAGAATTCTGTGAAGTAGGAAACAGCATTAGTCATGAAGTGTCCAAAAGGATTGAGGAAATCCGGCGCTGGCTGAGTCTCTACGAGGACACATTCGAGATTCTGGTAACAGATCAGTTTCCAGAGTGGAAAGGTGTGCCTGCGCCGAAAGCTGTAGACTTTCCTGCAAAGAAAGACTTCCTAGTTGCTGAAGCAAAATGGAGATTGGCAAATAGGGTGCAGACTGTGGTGCAGCCAGCAGCTAAGCCTGCACGCAAGAGCAGTATCACAAAGATTACAGACGAGGACTTGTAAATCATGGCAACAAACGACAAAGATAGACTCGCAGAACTGATAGCACAAGCGCGAGCACAGCTTGCTGCTGTTACTGCTACTCCAGCAGCTACTACTGTTCCAGCAGCTCCAAAAGTTGCTACTTCTGCGCTTGCTGCCCCCATTCCTGCGCCAGAACTTCCAGACTCCGACGTTTCCAGTGCTCCAGTGACTGCTTCAGAAGCTGAATGGCTCTGGAATCCTGAGCAGCACAGAGCAATATATCATGCTGCTAAGGGTGAAAGTTTTAACCTGATAGGTGCAGCAGGAACAGGCAAAACAACAACCCTAAAAGAGATTGTGCGAATCCTTGTATCCAAGAATAAGGTGCCGATGATTGACATTAGCACCAAATACTTGATGCGCGGTCTGCCGGGAATCGTGCTAACAAGTTTTACCAGACGTGCAGTGCGTAACATTCGCAGAGTAGTTAGCGATGATCTTAAGCCTCACTGTGTAACGCTGCATAAGCTGCTAGAGTTTGAACCCGTCTTTTACGAAGTATGGGATGCAGAAGCAGGTAAGAATCGCATCACAATGCGGTTTGAACCCCAGCGGAACATGCAGAGAAAGCTTCCTGAGACTCTCCGCACTGTGGTGATAGATGAAGGCTCAATGCCATCTACCACACTTTTCAAGATGCTCTGGGACGCATTACCAGAGCCAAAGAAAGTGCAGTTCATTTTCGTTGGAGACTTGCATCAGCTTCCACCAGTCTACGGACAGGCAATTTTGGGGTTCAAGCTTCTGGAACTTCCTACTGTAGAACTTACCAGAATCTACAGACAAGCTGCCAAGTCTCCCATCATTACTCTTGCTCACAAGGTGAAGAACGGTGAAAAGATACCAGTCACAGAGAAGCAGACTACAGAGACGGAGCAAGGCAAGGTCACGATTCATCCGTGGAAAAAAGCCTTGTCTGATTTCGATGGAGCACATACGGCTGGCTTATTTCTAAAGCAGCTTGTCAGTTCGGGCAACTACGATGAAGAAGAAGATATCATTCTCTGCCCACAAGAAAAAGTTACGAATCTTGCGTTTGGAACAAAAGAATTTAACAGAATTGTTGCGCAAGAACTAGGAAACGGCAGGAAAGCAATAGTCTTTGAGATTGTTGCTGGCTTCCAGCGTCACTACTATGCAGTTGGTGACAGAGTGATGGTAGGAAGAGAAGATGCAATAATTACCAAGATTGAAAAGAATGCTCGCTACTGGAGCACTGTTCGCCCGCGCCCAGCTTCGGAGTATCTTGATCGCTGGGGAAACTACAAACAGAAACCTGTAGAAGATGGAGGCAAGGAGGACTTCGACGTTGATGCTTATCTTGATAACTTCACCCTCAAAGGCACAGAGGAAGAAGATAGGAAGCAAGAAGCCAGTCACGTTATTACTGTCAATCTCTTGGATACTGAAGTTAAGCAAACAGTATCCGGCGCTGGTGATATTAACAATATGATGTTTGCTTACTGCCTTACTGTGCATAAGGCTCAAGGTAGTGAGTGGTCGCGCGTTTTCTTTCTCACTCACCAGTCCCACATAACTATGTGGAGCAGAGAACTACTCTACACTGCTATCACGCGTGCCAGAAAAGAACTTTACATGATCGTGGAACCTGATCGGGGCGCGAAGGATGGCACACTTACGAAGGCTGCTCGTTCCCCACGCATCAAAGGTGATACGCTTGCAGAGAAAGCAGAGTTCTTCAAAGGTAAGCAAGAAGAATTCGATAAGATGATGGCGAAAGGTTCTGATGTTCCTGCTGGCAAGGTAGTAGAAGGCAAGTATAAAGGCACTGTGGAAGAAAAGAAACCTATTGCTATTGCACCTTCCAAACCAATTGTGCTAGTTCGCATGGCTGATCTTGTTCCTTCCATCTTTAAAGATGCAGCACAGCAGCAACTGCTGAAGCGTTGGGAACGTGCAAAGTTAATTTGGGGGGATAAGATTGGGGCGCCGCCCACGCTGGACTACAACCTGCAACGCAGCAATATCATCGGATTGGCTGACTTACAGAATCGTGTCATCAAGCTAAATCCAGTATGGTGTATTCTGGCTGTAGAGAATCCAGTCATCAAGGAAGAAATGCTTGGAGACACGCTAGACCATGAGATTTGCCACATTGTCTCTTGGACTTACAGCACAGATCGTGGTCATGATTCTGGCTGGCGCATGGCAATGAGATTGATGGGAAGGGAACCCAAGCAATTCTACGATTACAATACTCTGCCTGCTTGGACTAGCAGTTTTGCAGGAATTGTAGAATCACGGAAGAAGCAACTTGCAGAAAGTGAAGGCGCAAACGTAGCAGATGATTACAACATAACAACTACTGATCAAATCTAGGAGCTACCACCATGAACCGCGAACAAGATTGAGTGGAAATGAAATTCTTCCCACTGCTACCACTGCTCTCTCTCTTAGGTGCTGCTGGATGTATCACACTTCCAGCAGCACCCACTCGCACAACCACAACTACAATCATCCGCCACGAGGTAAGCTTAGAAGAAATAAACAAGATGTGTTTTCGTGCGCCGCATGGAACCACACTTGCACACATTGGCTGTGCTTTCTTCAACCCTGCTACTGTAGGTGTTGGTGGAATCTGCACAATCTATGTTCCTGCAAAAAATGAATATGAACAACTAGTAGAAAAGCTCCGGTTAAAAGGTAAACAAGTATCAACAGAAGCCATAGAGTTGCACATTCTAGGACATGAAGTTAAACATTGTTTTGAAGGAGATTGGCATTGATGAATCCTACACAAGGTATGAACAAGGATGATTCTGTTCTTGATGGTGTAGTAGCAAAGCCTATTCAACTAGAAGAAAGCCGCTCAGATGCTGTAGTTAACGGCGACATTTTTGATGGTCATTCTGATCTCTACCTCGGAGATATAGATGTTGCAACAAGACAAATACCAATTAAGCTGCACATCTATGTTGATGGTTGGTATTACGAATACACTGTAACTAACAGAATAGAAGTAGACAAGTCTGCTCCTTCCGAAACCAACCCTGCGCCCGCGTAAACCTGCGCCGCGTTGTGCTATACTTTTCCTGCCTACTGTTTTTTGGGTGGGAACCCCAGTAACTATAACCTATGGAGAACAAAGATGGCTGAACAAAAGTTTGAAGTCAAAAACTTCAAGTCTGAAGTCAAAGAGTTGGAGTATCACTTCAAGAAGGAAAAGATTCGCAATGCAGAAGGTGATGTGATTGGCGAAGGAAAGAAGCTTCCTTCTGTCAAGTTGGGACTTTCCATTCTGACCCCAGAAGGTTTGCTTGAGGTTATCCAAGCAGGCGGAAAAGAGCTGGAACTCCTGATGGATGCAGTCGAAGAAATCACCTACAACGCTGGCCGTGATCTGATTAATGACCTGCGCGCCAAGAACCCAGAGAAGGATATCGAGCCTTCAATGATTGATCTGGCGAAACTGGCGTGGTCAGTCATTGCTAACATTCCTCGCGCTGAACGTCGTGGTTTGGGCCTCAGTGACGAAGATTGGGAATCCTTCGCTGCTGACTACCGTTCCATCATGCCGAAAGCAACTGGTAAAGATGTGGACAGAATCGAGAAACACATCCAGTTGTTCAAGAAGAAGTTCTATCCCTGCCGGAACGACAAGAAAGCCCTGGGAGTTCTTGCAGACATGCTTTCCTTGTGGGCAGTATCTTCCTCCACAATGGAAGATAACAAGGAAGTCTACGAGTATCTGAAGGGCCGCGTGGATGTGCTGCTGGCAGAGGAAGAAAAAGTTCTGGCAGAAGCACTGTAGGAACTGCTGCTGGAGCAGACACAGAAGTTACCCAGAGAAGTCGTCTGATGAGCCAGTGTAACTCTGGCGAAACTGGCAGGAACGAGTTTACTATCTTAATTTAAGTTTCTTGCCAGTCACGACACTTTCAAGGACGAGATTTAATTAAACAGGTTTACTAATCCTTGTCATATATAGAAAATCTGTTAGCTCCCAGCAAGCTGTGTGGCAATGGTTTGTTGATACCCCAGTTGGCTGCAGGTTCTGGAATGAAGGAGCGCAACCGGCAAGTTAGGGACTGACAAGTTTCTAGCCAGCAGCAGAATCCTGATCGAGTCTGCTGTATGGGTAGAATCTTTCCTGTTTGGTGGCAGGTTGATTTTGCTTAAAGTCTAGGTGTATAAACAAACTTACGGTGATGAAACCTAGTGTGAAGCTTCCCAGCGAGCAATCAAAGGGTGACTAAGCTGACCATAAACAACCGTCATTGTGGAGAACATCATTGACAACACCAGCAGGAATTTTCAACAAGCTAGTTCTAGGTGAATCTTCCTTTATAACTATCAAAACTGGAACCCTCTCCAACCACAATGCTCTCAGAACTCGTTTGGTTAAACTGTTCTCCGCTCACAAAACTGCTATGCAGAGTCTTGGTGAAACTCATATTGGTGATTTTAAACTCACTGATCTGGGTCTTTGCGCTACTTTCGACAGTGCTAGTGGACACTCTACATTTTCTATTGCGATTCCTACTAGCCGTAAGGGACGCGATTATGAAATTGTGGATCTCTCTGCTGTAGAACCTTCCAACTTCCAATGATCGCCTGCGCGTTTGTCTCTCCATACTTCTTTATTCCTGCTCCTTCTACGGAACAGGCTAGCAAGTATCTACGTGTTCCCATGAACTACTATCTAGCACCTTTCGCTCGCGCGTCTCAGCCAATCCGGCGCAAAGGAAAGAGCCAAAGAGACAGGTTAAACAAGCATCAACGAAAGCAGCAACAATCTTGTGGCTAGACGCTACGCAAAGGTGTGGCAAGAACTAAAGCTAACAAAGAAATGCACAATCACCTGTAAACCTGCAAAGATTGGCACAATTGTCAGGTGTGTCAGGAAAGAAAAGAGTAGAGAAAATGCCCCGCGCCACAGTTTAGAAATACCGTCTTTTGGAAGGCTGAAAGTAAGGACGGAGATTTCTAACGGTGTTGGAATCATTTACTTCAATCTAGTAAACAGTTATCGGAGTTATGAACTGTGAACAACCAACGTAAACAAACCCAGGAGTATCAAACATGCAACTCAAAGCACTTCGAATTGAACTACGAGACTACGGTATCAACGAAGGTAAGTATACAGGAGAAGTAAGCTTCAGAAACCAATACGGTTCTGTTGAAGTTGTACTCGCCCCAGAAATATCTCAACAGGTTCTAGCTCTCTGTGCTGGTGCTCTTGTCAAGAATGCACAAGATGTAGCACAGATAATGACTGCTAGCGTCCTGGAAAGTACTACCAAAGTACTTACTAACTCCAGCGATGCCTCCACTTAAAGCATCCTATCTTCCTGAGTCTTACAACCAGCTCAGGAAAGAACTGCATGACAACTGGCCACTGCTGTGGAAAAAAGTCCAGTGGTATCTAGCTTTCGACTGGCCACTGTTCATTGAGAACATGAACAAACTTCTGGATGTAGAAGTATCTGGCAATCAAGAAGTAGCAGACGTTTGCACTGCCTACCTCCAGATACTGCACTCCAAGAAAAGCATCATCATTCTCCACTAGGAGCATTCCAAATGGGTAGCGCACTTCCTGGCAGTCACTACTGCAAAAACCATCAAGGAAATGGCAGTCATTATAGTACGCAAAACTGCCATCTTTGTTACGCACTTGCTAGGATTGACGAATTACTCGAAAAGATCAACGCCGCGCCCCTGACTCCGATAGTTGCGGATAAAGGTTCTGTGCAATACGGAAACGGTCAGTCTGGCGCGGCCCCAGATTTGCGGGAGTTGCTGCGGGAGTGCAGGAAAGCTTCGCTCTCCGAAGCATTGGAAGTCATGCGCGCCAGACTGTCAGAGCATCTGTCGCCAGCGGAGAAACGCGAACTAGAGCAAGCCGCCGCCCTGCTCGCCCAGCCTGCCGCAGCCGGGGTGAGCGAGGAGAGGCGGAAGTTAATGCCGCTTGAGCCAACCAAGTATATGAAAACCGAGGGCGGCAGACGACTGTTGTCGTTTCAGGACGGCAGCACAGACGAAAGTTTTTCGGCCTTGCAGTGGTCGGCGGTCAGGAACGAAGCCGAGAGGGTGTGGCGCTCTATGTGGCTCGCAGCCCGCGACGAGGGAGAAAAGACGTGAGTAATACTTCTACTCCTACAACCATAATTCCACCACATCCACAAATGGCTGGTGTGCTGGAAAAAATTGAGAACCTGCGCCTTTCATTGGCTACTGCCGACCCGAAAATGCCAGAACACCTCAAAGCAATACACCGCACACTTATACAGTATGAGGAACTATCACATCTGCTGACTGAAGATCAGATAGCAGTGGTGCTTGATGGAGCACAGAGAAAGCTTGGTGTGATTCTAGCAGCAGAAACTACTGCAACCAAGCCTGGTAAGGGTAAAGGTTTGAAGAACGTAACAGCGGAGGATCTATAATGACTGAACACATTAGTAATCCAGACCCCGCAATTTACTACAAATGCTGCAACACATGCACATTCCTGTTAGGAAACAGAAGCAATACTCATAGCTGGGAAACATGGAAATGTGCCGCACCAGAAAACTTAAATGAAAAAAGACTCAACCTAATTTCTGGAGAGAAAGAAATAGTCTACATTCACAATCTAGCATTGATGGCTAGAAATAACGTGGGTGGTGGTTGTGGAATAGAAGGAAAGTGGTATAAACGCTATGAAAAGCCAGACTTCTCAGAACAAGTATTAAAGATAATAGGTGCTACACCAAGAAAACCGTCACTTAAAAACATAACCGCTGATGATCTTTAATTGACACCGCCATGATTTCTCCAGATGAATTCTTTGACTCCGTTGTTGGGAGTGCAGATTCTGCATCTTCCCAAGCAGCACTTACAACCAAAGACAACTATGCTTGGAACCATCGTTTCATAAATATAGACAGCCATTCACAGCGAGAGATACTACATGAATGCCCACGAAAGTTCCAGCAATTCAAGATTGTGCGCCCTGGGCTTGAAATTGGTAATCCTATTGCTAATTTGGACTTTAACTTTGGTCATGCTGTTGGCGCGGGAGTCCAGTGCTACATCGTAACAGGCAGCCAGCAAGCTGCATTCTTTGCAGCCTTCCTGTCTTGGAAAACAGACAGTGATGCAGAAACACCTAGGAGTGGAAAAAGTTTATACTTTGCACTCCTAGCGGTTCTGAAGTTCATAAACTTCTGGAATCAGATTCGCCAGGATTGGGAAGTAGCATCCTTCAATGGGAAAGCTGCTTCTGAACTTACTTTCTGGCTGGACTGTGAGAATGGTCACTACCATGCAGGACACATAGATGTAGTGCTGCGAAACAAGGTGTCTGGCTACTATACAGTAGTTGAAATAAAGACTACTTCCATGCGTGATCCTTCTGAAGCTATGTATGGCAACAGTGGACAAGCACTTGGATACTCTGTCATGCTTGATACCATTGCAGGCAGTATCAAAGCTGTTACTACTTTCCAAGTTCTCTACTTCGCATACAGCTCCACGCGCCGGGAGTGGATAGTTTTCCCCTTCACGAAGTCTAGGAAGCAGCGCGCAGAGTGGCTGCAAGACTTGCTGCTAGATCAGACTACAGTAAACACCTACGTGCAGCTTGGATTCTTTCCTAAGCGTGGAAATGCTTGTTGGAGTTTCAACAAGACTTGCCAGTTCTACGGTGTCTGCGACCTCCACGACCACACAAGAGTAGACAGATTCCACACATGGGAACTAGGAATGGATACTCCAGAACAAGTAGACTACATATTCAAGCTTTCGGAAGTGATGAAGGAAATGGAGTGAGACGACAACAGCGAGCTTTTGTTTGTAGTTGTGGAAAATTCCCAGCAGTAGAAACAACTAGACAAGGAAACAGATTCATTCATCGCTACTACTATTGCTTGTGTGGAAAAAAATTTGTAACTGAAGAAAAATGGCATCATAACCTTTTCCGAACAATTGCAGAAAAACGTCTTGCACAATCTGACGCAGAGGAACAAATCCATGCTCCTAAGTGAATACAAAGCTAAAGAAACTCACAGAGTTCTTGCCTACGGACGCAGTAAGACTGGTAAAGATTCCTTCATTGGTCAGCTAGCAAGAACTGGAAAACAACTGTGGTGGTTTGATTTAGAAGATGGGATCAAAACACTGTTGAATCCTGCTATTCTTCCTGTGGAGTTCCACAAGAACATCCATGTATTCAGGATTCCTGACAACCAGCTTGTGCCAATGGCAATAGAAACCATGCTCAAGGTTATGAAGGGAGCAGCAGTAAGTATTTGCTGGAAGCATGGAAAGGTAGCTTGTGTTCCATGCACAAAAGACTCTGCGCCGAGCGAGAGAATCTGCCTGAATGAATTTGGGCTAGATGATTGGCTTGTTATCAACAGTGTTACTCAGCTATCCCTTTCTGCTATGTATGCAGTAATCAAGGTTGAAATGCAGAAAGATAATTGGGAATACAAACCAACCTTTCATGATTATCGAGCGCAAGGTTTCATGCTGGATAGAATTTTCAGCCTCATGCAGAGTGGAAACTTCAACTGTGCTGCTGTCTCTCATGAAATTATGATTGAACAAATTCAAGATACTGCTGGTGGAGGTGGTAAAGATGCACCTGGAAACAATGTTGAAACGATTGTCCCTGCTGCTGGCACTCGTAATTTTAGTCGCCAGTTTGGGAGGTACTTTGACAATATTATTTACCTCGATATTGTGAACAAGAAACATAGAGCATTCAGCAGTACTGTTCACGATGGCAGGATAATGACAGGCACTAGAACTGGTATTGAAATTGAGAAACTCGCAGATGGTAGTCAAAACATTCTTTCACTACTTACAAGGAAAACAGATGGACAACAGAGTACGGGAATACAAGCAGGAGTCGTGGGTAGCACTGTTAAATAGAACCTTCAACGAAATTACCAAACTCGGTATTGAAAAAGGTGGGGAGTATAGTGGAGACAAAGACCGTCTTGCTAACTTCCGCCGCAATGCTGCCAGACTGGGACTTCTGAAGGAACAAGTATGGGCAGTCTACGCTGGAAAGCATTGGGATGCAATAGACCAGCACATCAAGGATCTTGCAAGTGGAACTCTAAGGGTAAAGGCTGAACCCATAGAAGGTCGGGCGCATGACTTAATAGTTTACTTACTACTGTTTCTAGCAATGGAGGAAGAACGCAGACTTGAGCTTGCACCTCGCAAACCGGATGCAATAGATGATACAGCAGGAGAAGCAGTATCATTTTTGTATCCACCCCAGAAGTAACATCAATCACTTTTATCAACCTATAGGAATTTCGCAATCATGACTACTGAAGCAAAAAACATCGTACCAATCGAAGATCTGATGGATGCAAGCATTGACGATCTGAAAGACTTGCCACCGTTTATAGTGCCGCCAGTTGGACACTACAAACTCCAAGTCTCCTTGGAGCGCAAAGTTGTAAACACACATCCCTGTGTGGAAGCCCAGTTTGTTGTGCAAGAAACCCTAGAGCTGAAGAATCTTGCTGAAGCTCCGGTTGAGAATGGAACGAAGTTTTCCACTCTCTACACAATGGACAATGAGTTTGGTCAAGGGAACTTCAAGCTGTTCCTTGCGCCACTCTTGGAAGGGCTGGGACTGCAAGGCAAGAAAGTTTCAGAAGTTGTTGCATCTGTAAAGAATGTCGTTATTGCTGCTACTGTCAAGCAGCGTCCTGACAAGGAAGATAAGGACAAGATTTACGCCAACGTAGTAAACGCAGAACTGCTGTAAACTGTTGTAGCCAACGTGCGCCGGAAAGTATTAGCTTCCCGGCGTATTTCTGTGGAATTTTTGTGAGGGTTCGCTATCCCTGTCGCTGTCGTGCCTGTTGGACTAGGAGAACTCTTGACAAGAATCCAAAGGAATACATTCGACCACCTGTTTGTTTACATTGTGGAAAACGCAAACTTTTTCTGTGTAAAGATAGACTCAGACGGTACAAAGAAAATTGTGATTGTGGAGGGTATGCTTTTGTCCACCGTAAACGCAGCAAGTATTGTCACTTACACCCAGACGCAGAACGTCATTGGGCAGAGAGAATGAACCGTGAATAGTTTATTCGATGATTACGATGTAGATGACACTAACTTTCCTTCTTTTGGCCGCGAGTGTAAACTCTGTGGTAAAGATGGACTTGCTTGGGAAGAATTTGATGGCACCTGGAAACTCATTGATCCTAAGACTTGCCTAGTTCACCGCTGCAAGCCTGTTACTGTTGATGACTTCATGAACTCCAAGCTCTAGGACTCCTGTGCATCTTCTTCTTTGCACCACACCAGACCAGCAGAGTTACCTATCCCGCTTTTCCACACTCTCAGTTCTGATTGGTCACAAAGTATCAGTGCTAGTCCGCACACCTGATACACTGTCGGAACTGGAATCCCAGTGTCGGACTGCGGGAATCACAGGAATCCTCTGCGCGAATCAGTCTCTACTGGAGCGCATTCTCGACGCTACTCCTGACTTCATACATGCACCAAACAGGAAGGCTCTCACACTTGATGACTACCAAGGTTCCTTCCTCTCCCTCCGTAGTGGCATTCCTGTAGTTGTGCTCAATCCACCTGAGCAGATAATGACTGTGCCATATGGCGCGTTTATCTTCTGCCGGTTCATAAAGAAACTAACAGCTCCTGCCTATTGGTTCCCACAAACAGCTTTCTCTTGGAGCACAGCAAATGAAAGAGATATATCTGAAACTTATAATGATTTCCAACAAGCTCTCTTTGTTTCAGTGGACATTGAAACACCTATCCCGAATCCTAACTTACTGGTTAATTGTATTAGTTTTACTGCTTACTTTGCTGACCATACAACTCACTCGCTTGTTATACCATTTACCGATCTGTTCTGGCTAACATGGGTCCGTAAGTTTTGCAGCCTAGACGCACCAAAAGTCCTACAAGGAGGAACATACGATGCTGTATATCTACTACGCTTTAACTGTCCTCTCCGCAATTGGTTTTTTGATACTCTTAATCTTTTTCATTCTTGGTATGCTGAGTGTCCTAAAAGACTTGACTTTGTGGCGGCTTTCGCACTCCGCACTATTCGGTTCTGGAAGGACGATGGAAAAACTGGGAATCTTGAGGACTACTACCGTTATAATGCTCTTGACGGCTGGGCTACAATTAATGCTTTTCTTGCTCTTATGGCTGAATTACCCGAATGGGCAATAGCAAACTACGTTGAGGAATTCCCCCAAGTCTTTCCTGCTATTCACTGTGAACTAGAAGGGTGGAAAGTAGATAAGGAAAGATTTGAGGTAGTTTCTGTGGAGAAGAAGAAGGAAGTAGAGTCGAAACTAGTGGGAATCCGCCGCATGACCAAGGCTCCTTTCTTCAATCCACGCAGTCCCAAGCAGATGCTGAAGTTGTTTGCAGTGCTAGGTTGTGGAGACCTTACTAGTACTGATAAAGCAAACTCCATGAAGGCTGAGTTTCGTCATCCACTTAATTCGAGGGTTCTCGGTGAAATCAAAGCGTATAAAGAAGGTGCAAAATTACTTTCTACCTATATCTTGGACAGCAAATTTCTTCACTCTCCCAAAGGCGTTCGACTCTTATACCGACTCAATCCTGCTGGCACAGACACAGGACGGTTCTCTAGTAGTGAAAGCAGTTTTTGGTTGGGATTTCAAATCCAGAACATTCCACGGGGAGATAGCATTAAACAATTCCTCGTTAGCGATAGTGGATGGTTACTTTCAGAACCCGATTGTAAGCAATCCGAAGCTAGGTGTGTCGCTTATTTATCGGGAGACTCCAAGCTTCTCTGGCTTGTCGAGTCAGGAAAAGATTTTCATGCTTGGAATGTTAAAGAGTTTTTCGGGATACCTTATGAAAAAATATGGGATCAAAAAACTGAGAAGCCTGTAGATAAGGAAGCAGATGGCATTCGCTACCTAGCAAAGCGTATTGGTCATGGGGATAATTACAACATGAAGGAAAATACGCTGCTAAATACAATGGGGCCAAAGAATGTAACGAAGGCGAAACTGCTGTTGCGACTTGATCCAAAGATGACACTAAAGGCGGTGTGTGCTTTGCTGTTGAAGCGATCTGCGGCAGCATACCCACAAGTAAAGGGGCTATTCTACCAGTCAGTAGTAACAGAGATTGAGATTACTAAACGGCTTACCAGTCCATTAGGCCATACTCGCTGGTGTTTTGGTGATCCTAAGAATAACCACCACTACTTCAACTCAATGGTAGCACACAAACCCCAGAATCTTTCTGGGATGATTACCAATAGAAACTTCTACAAGCTTTGGTGGGAACAAGTGTATGGGAAGTTCATAGGTGTAGTTCGCATCAAGGCCAACATCCATGATTCTACTCCTTACCAGTATAAGGAAGGGGCAGAGTGGGTAAATACAGAAGTGAAGAAGATGTTTACAGTTCCAGTAGAGATTGTTGGTGCAGACAAAGTGAAGCGCACAATGGTCATACCAATAGGCATGGCTTCCGGTGGAAAACGATGGAGTGATTTAAAATGACAGCAGCAGCACTAACACCTTCAGAAATAGCAAAACAAGCATCTGACACACTTAGCCAAAACATAACTTGTTTGGTAGCACAGTACTTCAAACGGCACCCAGATACAAAGCCAGAGAACATTGAAGTTAGACAGTCTACTTTTGTGGACGCAGAAGGGAAAACAGTAGTTAGATTCTGGATACACAAACTGCGGAAGTAGCTACTGCCACCTGCGGCTACTGCCGTGAATCTGTTTGACCTGTTCTTTAAGTATATAGAGAAAACGGAACCTCCGCTGATATACTATCGGTGGAGTTTAGTCGTTGCTATTGGTGCCTTCATCGGGCGCCGGGCACTAATAGACATGGGGCGTTTCAGAGTTTTCCCTAATCACTATGTAATGCTCATTGGAAACCCTGGAACAAGAAAAAACACTGCAACAAATACAGTCATGAGTCTCTTGTTTGATGCAGGGTACACTACTTTCAGTGCGACTAAAACCAGGAAAGAAAAGTTTCTAATGGATTTGGAAGGTGAGCGCGAAGGGAAGAAAGGAACAGATGCTGTATTTGAGAATCTTTTTGGAAGTGATGCTATTGAAACTGCTGGTCATGATCCACAAGAAGTACTGATAGTAGCACCAGAGTTCAACAACTTTCTTCCAAAAGGAGACCTTGAGTTTCTCTCTGACCTTGGCGACCTGTGGGACTGGGACAAGCCTAAGATGTTCTATACCTACAGACTAAAGAATAGTAAAAGTGTGAAGATTTACCAACCTACAATCTCACAGCTTGGGGGCAATACACATACAGGCTTTCAGGAAATGTTTCCCCCACAGTCTTTAGGTCAGGGAATAATCAGCAGGGAAATCCTTGTCTACTCTGAACCTAGTGGCAAGAAGTTTACCTTCCTAGATTCTGGTGATGAGAAGTTACGTGCGGAAATGATAGCAATGTTTCAGCAGATACGAGAGAAAATAACAGGCACAATTGTTATCCGTGAAGATGCGCGGCGAGCACTTGATATAATTTATAGGAGCTGGCATGATCTTGAAGATCAACGGTTTAAGCACTACTCTACTCGACGATTCACGCATTTACTTAAGCTGTGTATTGTCTGTGGAGCCTCAAGACTATCACGCGTTCTTGAGATGCAGGATATCCTGCTCGCGAATAGTTTGCTCACATATACAGAAGCCTCCATGCCTAAAGCACTCGGAGAGTTTGGCAAATCACGTAACGCAGAAGCTGCTAATAAAATAATGAGTGTGCTCTACGATACAAAGAAGCCGTTGGGACTTCCATCTTTGTGGAAGGTAGTAAGTAATGACTTGGAAAAGGTAAGTGATCTGAGTAACTTGCTGGTGAATTTGCAGAATGCAGATAAGATTCAAGTAGTGAAAGGTGAAGGATTCTTGCCGCGTCAGCGACCTCTTGATCGCAAGATGCTTTACGTAGATTATTCTTTATTAAAAGAATATAGAGATGCTTAATAATATTTTAGTTGACGAACTGGACTACAACTCACCAAAGTATGATTAACAGAACTTTTAATATAAAAGATAAATATATTTGGTTTGAATCTAGGAGTAAATTATGGAGACTTGAACAATCTATTCCTCGAAAATTTATTGGTCGTTTTAACAGTAAAGAAGAAGCAGAATCTTGTTGGAAAAATTTACAACTTTTGAAGGAATATAAGGAGCAGTGAACATGAGAGTTAATGTGTATGCAGAAGAAATAACAGATCGAATTCAAATTGTGGAGAAGTATATTGATGGACAAACATTTACAGGTGTTCGTTTCTACCTAGAACTACCAGTAACAGTATCAGATGGTAGTGGTAGTCACCAACTGCGCGGACCATTCAAGCATCGACCTTTGCATGATGACTCCAGTGCTGTTACATTTTGGGGGAAAAAAGATTTCAACAAAGTGTTTATTCTGGCGTTGATAAAACTTGACAGGCACCACAACAGGAAAAAAAGCAACGCAGTTAATGAAGGTACAAGTGCAATGTTACTTAACACACTATAAGATATTAGGAGAAAAAATTGATTAACAATCAAGATCGCAAAATGCCTGGAACTAATCCGAAGTGGGCAGAAGTACAAAATGTCCCACTGTCGGGCAGAGCTGAAGTACAGTATCCTACCATGTTCGATATGGTAAGAGTATTCCACATACTAGCAGGATTACCTGCGCGAGGCTTCGGAGAGAAAGCTACTCCTGAAGATATAACGCGCCGGATACGTCTGATAGTGGAGGAATGTGAACAGGAGCTGTTGATGGAACTTACTGCTCTATCCACCGACTACAGCATGGAAAATCTAGCAAAGGTGCTAGACTCTTGTGCTGACCTCTGCTACGTCACTATGGGAGTTTGTGTAGAGTTGGGACTTCCCTTCGACACTGCATTCTCCCTAGTGCAGGAAGCAAACATGAGGAAGGTAAAGGATGAAGTCGTGCGGCGGGAAGATGGAAAGATTCTCAAGCCTGAAGGCTGGATTCCGCCGAATATTCTAGGAATGCTGCAACAGTTTGATACTCTTGTAAAGGCTCAAAAGGTTGCAAATTCTCCTGCTGCTGGGACTCACTGAACTTCCTCAGCTTCTTCTTCCGATGCAAGCGCACCTACTGTCCCGGCTGCTTGCTGTGTGCGGGCTACTCTGCTAGAATTCCTGTAATCTGGCAGAGTAGTTCCGCCCATAATTTCAACCATCCTCTTGCTGTAAGTACTTTGGTGTTGCTGGATTAGCTTGTTCACAATGGATGTATTCGCATCCACACTCCACCGTTGTATCGCCTTTCCATAATTTTCAATTCTTCCACCACTTGCAGCATACTTGCGCTGGAACTCCCCTAGTTCCTCAGGCGTAGGCATCTGATTCTTCCTCAGCTTCGTCTTTACTACCTCACCAAGTTCCTCCAATCTCTGCTGGTCTGCTGCTTGGTATCCATGAAGTCTGAAGTAGGTATTAAGCGCCAAAGATTCATCCATCGGTTTAGCACCTGCCAACCTGGAAAGGGTTGCAATAGAGAAGAAGTCATTATTGGCACTGATGATACCACCCTTACTCGTCGTACTCCGTCCTGTGACAATCTGCGCGAACCCCGCAAGCGGTCTGTTAATTCCATTGTGTTCAAGCCCCTCTAAAAGTGATCCAGAAATGTCAGCACCACCACCAAGTTTCTTTCCCAAATCCCAAAGATTCTTCACAAGCCGAATACTACCATCAACAGCTACAATGTCAGTAGGAAGTATCGGCAGAATCGTCACATGGCGCGGGTTAATATCCCCTCTGGTGTAGAGTGCAGGTGCATTAGAACTCCAGAAAGGAAATGCGCTGGCAGTTCCATACATCATCCACTCACCCATTGCAGTTCCACCTGTGATTGCTGTGGAACCTGTAGCTGCAACAGAATACGCATCTCTGTGCGCAGGATTAAGACTACTCTGGCCAATGAGGTAGTTGTTAGTAGCCTCGAAGAATGGTATTCCATTCATTCCATAGAGTCCACCTTGCATACCCATCAGGGTAAACACAGCCCGTTTGTCTTGGTTCTCCACATGGCGGAACAACTGCTGTAGCAGGTTAAACTGGTAGGTTTGAAAGAGGGAAACTGCTGCACCTAGCACACCTTGAAATGCAATTGGGCGCTGGGAAGCTAAATAGTTGCCCTGCACACGGTTGACAAAGATACTCATGTAGGCATCTTGTTCTGCTTTGCTCATTTTTCCAGCAGCAACAATAGGATCGGTAAGGCGGTGCATCACATTGGCACTTACAAAGCGTGTAAACTCTTCGGACCAAAGATTACCAGAGAATTTTGCACCAATTTCTACTGCCTTGTCTCCAAGCTCCTTGTACTTACTGACAGCCTGTCCTGGAACCACAGAAAGATGGTCTATCATTTCATGATACTTGCTCATTGTATCTTTGATAGCACCAATGCTGGTGTACCGAGCAATAAGAGCATTTTTTTCTGGTCCCCAAAACTCTTTGATTGCTCCAGCAATGAGTCCTACAGTAGAAGGAACGCGGAAGTTTTCCCCAGGAACCGCAATGCTTCTGAGTTCATTCAACTTCCCAGCAAGTGCAGAGTCGTTCGCTACCAGGTTCCGGATACTTGCCATTTCTGTAGAAAGCAAAACGGGTGTAGAGATGATGTTAATAAGGCTCTGCGCCATATCCAGACGCAGGGTGAAATTCACCATAAACATATTCGCTTTTGCTACAAACTCCTTCGTCAGACTCTTATCTGCTGGCGAGTTAGCAGCAATGTAAGCATCTGCATCTCTGTAAGGACCAGCAATACCATAGCGTTCAGCCAACTTGTTTGCTTCTTCCCAAGGCAGCAACTTTTGGAGAGCTTTCTCTTTGTTCTCTCCAAACACTCTGTATGCAGTCTTACCAAGAGATTCTGTAAACTCATTAGCTTCGTGCATAAGTGTGTATTCACTACGCTTGCTAATATCCAATCCCATCTTTATGTATTCTTCAAATGGGTTCTCAATCTGGGACTTGAATTTCTTCACATCAGCCTGTGCTTTACTGGTTCCAATCTGTTCAAACTGCTTTCCAAGGCTGCGCAGATCAGCATAAAGTTGAGAGCGCACAGTCTCCATACCAAGGCGCACGATGGAAGCTTCCTGCTTCTGAATGTGGCGCACGTAATCCTCAATCACATTCGCAGCACTAGTTTCTGGGAAAAAGTTAGCAAGTCTGCCAACTTTCTCCAGAGCAGAATTTATCTGTGGTTCCTTGATTGTAAGAGCATAATCGTAGCTATCTTTCGCCTTGTAGAAATCCTTAGTCTCAGACTTGAAGATAACCTCAAATTCATTAATTGGAACTTCCGCAGCAAGCGCGCGGAGCTGTGATTCTGTGCGAGCCGTAATCATAGAAACTTCACTGCTTGCACCAATGAATCCAGGTTTCTGGCGAACAAAAGCAAAGAAAGGAAAGCGCCCTGTATCTACAGGAGGAACATGGATAACATCTGGATTCCAGTTTAGGTTCCAACCTCTGGAAGCGTATAGCACTTTTCTTTCATCTACCCACCGCCTGTTAATGTCAACGAAGCGACTTATGTGTTCTGCTACATCATCATTCTTTATTTCAAATGTAGTCCTTATACCAGCTTTCTTAAGGCTCTCTAATTTCTCTTTAGAAACAACCTTCTGTCCATCTTCATTCTTAACAAGTGCTTTAATGTTGATAATTATCTTACTGTTTTCTGGGTGAACTGTAAACTGTTCAGCTGATTTTCTAAGTGCAGTATCAAGAATTCCAAGTTCTGCCGCAGCTTCTTTGTTATCAGCAATCTTTATAAACCCTGCCTGGAATCCTGTAAGGCTAGCGTTACTGCGTTCCTTCGTCCAAATGTTTACAAGTTGTCCATCATACTGGAGTGTAGCACGCAGAGGATCACCGTAGTCGGCGTTAGCAAAGCCAAAAGTAGAAGGTCCAGCGCCTCTCTGGTCTGCAATCTTGATAGCTGCATCTGCATCTAGTTTCACAATTCTCTGCAACTTCTCTGCACCAAACACAGCACCAAAAGCATCATTTGCTTGCTGCTCTCCAATCTTGACAGCATACTCCGCACCAAGAATACCGTAGATACTGTTTCCAGCACCATCAGGAAGATGCTGCACCATCACATTTGCAGCATCTTTGGTTACAGCCTTAACTTCCTTCCCACCTATAACTGTTGTTATTGGAGCAGGATTGCTGGCCACCAACTCGTTGGAAAGTTTGATGTTTCCTGAGAAGTCCCAACGCATTTCTACGTTGGCTGGAAACAAGGAGCGGTGCAGAGGTATAGAGAAACCTGCGGCAACTTCTTCAGAGTTTACAAAATTGGAAGCTATTGCTCGTCCAATCCAGTTAGGTTCTACATTCAGTTTCACACCAAGAGAAAGCAAGTCCTCCGCACCATTTTCTGCTAGGTGCTGTTGGAGACTGGAGAGTTTCTGCCCACGTAGCCAAGTTCCAAAGTTGAGAATATCTTCAACCGTCCTGGAAATTCCATCCGCATTTACAATTTCCACAGTCAGATGTTTTGATGCACCTTCTTGGAAAATCCTCTCCAGCATAGGAAAGTCAGTAGCTGCTACTTTCGCGGGAACCTGCGTTATAAACTCTTCTTTTCTGCCACTCTGGAAAGCAACCCAAGCGTATCGAGAACTTGCGCGGATACTGTCAATCTCCGAGAGTGGAAACTCATCAAACTGCTTCATTACTTTCACACCTTCCAGTCCTGCGACTACTGCATCCTTATTACCTACAAGGGAAAGAGGTCTGGCACTGGTTGCAAGGTCAGCAATGGTTGGAAAAGCAGTGAAGGAGAAACTACCAGTAGGTATGTGGAAGTACTGGCGAGGAAGAAGTATGGGGTCAGCACGATGCACAATCACTTTGCTTTCTGGATTGATTCTAACAGTGCCATTTCTGAGCATCACAGCATCAAAGCCTGCGTCAAATGCCTCACTAGGGTTAAGAAAGCGAGCAAAGTTTCCCTCTACCGGCGCAGATGCACTCTCTCCTACAAGTCCAATCTTAATGTTTCTTGCTTCTCCTACAAACTCGTATGGAGTCTTGGAGAGAGTATCAGAGGTTGGGGCGCGAGTAACAATAGCAGCAAGGAAGTCATCAGTAGTTCGTATCTTTGCAAGAGCTTCTGTGGAAAGCTGCCCAGTAACATATCCAATCTTTCCCAAACCATCAGCAGCACCCTTCTCTACTCTGTTAACTTTGCTAACATTCAGTAGATATCCCTGCATGAGGTCTAGAATCTGGTCATCAGGTGTTCCTGCTTGCTGCATTTCCACCACTTTCTTCTCTATAAAGTGGGCAAAAGCATCAGCAATTGGAGTATCACCTCCTGCGATCTTGCTACTCATCTCCCGCAATTCTCCCCACCCTCTGCGAGTTGCAGATTCTCTCGCAGCTTCAAAAGCTTCCTTAGTTGGGAGCACCATCTTCTCTCCTTCTGGGAGAAATCTGTGCATGTATTCAAGGTTCTTGCCTTCCTTCGGCAGCTCCAGCATAGACTGGAGAAGGTAGTATGCCTTGTGTCCTTCTGGCATGTCACCTTGTGTATGCTTAAGTATGTCATACTTCCGCATATCTGAATCAATAATCTTGCTAGCACCTTTGAATGCACTGTGGATGGCAATAGCTTCAATACCACCACCAAGCAGACCAAAAGCTACGCTGCTTTTAATTATGTTCCCAACAACTGTAGAAAATTCATCTTTCTCCAAGAGTGGGGACTGCTTCATGGTAGTAGCTACGGCTGTTTCAAAGGCGGCAACCTGTAGAATCTGGTCGGCTGCACCCCAACCCATAGCAAGAAGCTTATTCCGATTAATCTGACCGTAGATGGTGCCACCACTAGATGCTAGATCCTCAATAGCAGCATTTAAGTACTTCGTTCTGTTGTCACTAAAGAAACCCAGCGCGCGGCCATAGGGGCCAATAAGAGTTCCTGCTTTAGCCATCTGCAAACCCTTAAGTGCTAGTCCTCCAGGAACAAGACTAGTTACTGCAAAGCCAACAACATCAATAGCATTCTTGTTCTCTTTGTAGTAAGCACCAAGGTCAGAATCGTTATCAGTTAGATTTTTTGCTACATCAATCTTTTCAATATCTCCACCGAAAACATTGATAAGGTCAGCGCCCGTATTGTAGATGCTGGCGAAACCAGAGACAAGCGCAGCGTGGGTAAAGCTGCCAATGTTGTCTGTAATAGATTCTGATGCACCTGCTTGCATATTAGCTATGTCAGCAGCCACCATGAATGGGTTGTCAGGAGTATTAGCCATTGTATTTTACTTTAACCTCTAATGCCCTGCATACCAACGTCAGAAGTAGGAGTTTGTTTACGCTCTGGTTTTGGTTTTGGTTTTGGTGCAGTAAATATTTCTTCTTGGGTATTTGTATTAGACTCTATATCTGCACCCCCAAGACCCAAAGTAGTTGCTCGATTACTGCCAAAGCGGGCTGCGAGTTCTCCCCCCCTACTTATTATAACTTCATTGGTAAGAAACTTCTCTACACTCAGACTGTTAGTAAGATCCAATGTGGAAACCTTGCTGGCCATAGGACGAATGATGTAACTATCTTGGCTGTTAAGACTCATGAAGTTAAAATCACGCGTTCTGTTGTTCCTATCAATAGCTTCTTGATAATACTCAACGAGTGCTTGCGCCGCAACTGCTGGAAGTACTACTCCAGCTTTTATTTGTTTCCGCAGTGTATTCAACAGAATTTGATCGTTGATAGATACACCTTTGCCAATCTGAGCTTCAACGAAAGCTTTTACTGGATTGTCTGGATTACCTTTCCAACCCTTCACAGTGTAAGCATGGTTTACTTTGTAAGGATTGTAGTTGCTGGCTCGACTCATATCAGCCTTAGATTCTGCGTAGAATTTCTTTTCCATTTCATCAGCAGCAATATCAGCAAGTCCTTGCCTGTTTGGGGCTTTGGAACCTGGGTATCTGATTCCCCAGTTTGTTCCAAGTTCATGAGCATCCGTGCGAAGTTGATGTTGCATAGCTTCTTGCAGCTTTGCAAACTCTGCTCTGCCAGAATGCTGCATACCTTGGAGAGATCCTTGCGACTCAATAAAGGCCATAGATTGTGAAAAGTTAGGACCAGCAGAGTTGGATCGACGTGCTGTGTCCCACATATCTTGGATTGCTTTACCTTTAGTCTTTAGACTTGCTACTGTCATACCAGGAGCACCAATAGCAGTAGAGATTAGTCCTAACTGCCTATTCATATCATCAAGAATAACCTGATCTTCAGCTTTTACAGCGCCTCGTTCTCTGCGTTCTTCT